GGGTAATAAGGTTGTCAAGCCAGTCAATCAAGTTGATATTTCAACCACACAGGCGGTTGAACAGAGCAAGGGGGGATTGTTTGGAAGCATTTTCAAATGGACGCACGACCAAGCATCGGTGAACGGTTGGTTTTCTATTGTGAACGTTGTTCTCCTACTCATTTCATTTGGAGCGGCCGTATACTTTGCTTACCTTTACAGCGATCAACTATCGTCCCTCTTGATGCTCAATGACAAAGCGACTGATCTTGCCCGTTATATTCGGTCGTTAGTTGGAGTGTCTGTTGCTAAATTGCGTTCCACATCATTTGCCGCTCCTGGATTTTTTTCCGAATCGTCGTCTGGTCGTTCATCACGTTCGAACTCATTAAGTCGTGGAGAAGGAAGCCGCGATCTTCTACCCAATGTGAACAATCCTCTGACTGCAGCAATAGGAAGCACGCCGTCACGTGATACGGGGTTAGCCTTATCAAAAGGACGAGCAAGTCGTAGCTTACTACCTTCGCCCAGCGTATCTCGCTCCAGTTCACTGTCACGAAGTGTAGGAAGCCGCAGTTTAGTGAAGAACAAAAACGATCCTCTGACTGCAGCAATAGGAAGCACGCCGTCACGTGATACGGGGTTAGCCTTATCAAGGCAGTCAAGTAGCCGTAGTTTATTACCGAAAGAGAACGCTCCAATCGAAAAAACTGTGGCTAAAATGACTCCAGATACTCCGGTAGATGACTTGATTCCAAGCCGATTATCGAGTATGTTACCTTCAAGTCGCAGCATAGGGTTTACTCCATCCCAATCGCGAAATACAACTCCTAAATCTTCATCGTCATCGAGTCGTAAATTGAGTTCAGGTCCTACACGTATTCGTAAGAGTTAATTCCTCTTACGTTCGTCCCAATACGTTTCGTGCTCTTCGAGCTGATCATCCCATGCTGATTCATCCTCTTCCTCAATAGGGGCATCATCATTATCAATAGCTTCCTGAACCTTGTCACGCTTAACCTTGATCTTTCGCTCGACCGTCTGCCAGCCGTCGTGCTCGATTGCAGGTTTGGTGTCTGGTTCAATGTCAGGCTCTAGTTCTTCAAGTTCATATTCGTCATTCTTACCCTTCCACTGTTCGTGGTATGAGTACCTTGACCTCGTCGTAGGAATCGTAATTTCCTTCGACGCGGGAATCGGTTCTAACCTGGATGTTTCCGTAATTTTTGAGAGAAAACTCGCACCTGTGAACGTATTGATTGGCTTTCGACTAGGTACGAATGTAGGGAATTCTGCGTCAACAATCTTAACGTCCTTCGTTACTGGTTGGGGTTCCTTGCGATTGCGTGCGTGTGGTGGAACGTACGACATATTGGTACGATAAGTATTTATTATAGGAGAAAATCCGTTTTAAAAACGAACTTACATGTGTTCACTAGAAGAAGAGTAAAGATGACGTACGGTGTTTCTATCGCCGCAAACGGTACCGTGTCAGACATTCAGATCCCGGCAAAGACTGCGGATGTTCTTGAATGGATTCGAAAGAAGTATAAGTCCACTGAATTTCAGTTTCAAGGAAAGATCCAGGATCCTCTGAATGAAACCCAGTGGCTTTCAATCTTCGCATGCGCATGTGATAACCCAGACTTGATGAATAATCATATGCTTCCTTCGCCATTTGATGAAGAGACGTACTCTGGGAATATTGTAGTCCTCGCAACGGAGTCAGACGACCAGGATCAGTATGATCTTCCGATTGCAGATTACAAGAATCTCAAAGCGTCCGACTACAACGCTCTGTACCAAGAGTGGACGTTTGCAGACAACGAAGAGGAGGGTGATGCCGAAGTTGTAGAGGACGAAGACGAAGAAGACGATGGAGAGGAGGAAGAAGAAGAGGAAACTCATCGTGAACTCGTTCATTCTCGTCCTATTCATACAAGGTCCAAGAACGTGTTTGTAGATTGCGCCATCCGCGATAAGGTTGTGGAGAACTTTACTGAACTTCTTGATGCCGAACTTGCCAAGACACTTGAAGAGTCAGTTCTACATGTGATCAGCGATCAGGCCCTGAAGGAAGGTATTGATGTAGATTGGACCAATAAGGTATTTTGGAGCATGTATCGTAGTCGCGCAATTTCGATTTACGAGAACTTGCGTAACGGATATGTCAAGAACTCCGAGAACTGGATTTCAAAGTTGAAGTCTGGAGATGTCACACCACGAGCGTTTGCAGAAATGACTGCGGTCGATATGTGTCCTTACCGCTGGAAGGCATCAATCGAACACTTCATCGAAGTTGAGAAGAAGATGTACTCAAAGAATCAGAATGCATCCATCTTCCTCTGGTGTTCTCGGTGCAAGAAGCAGGCTAAATGTGATTACTATCAGCTTCAGACACGGTCGGCAGATGAGCCGATGACAACGTTCGTGACGTGTCTTGAGTGTGATCGTCGGTGGAAGTTTTAAGTGGGTTCGATATAGGTTGCTTAACAGCAATTACAGAATCGGACGGAACTAATACGGTAGGTCGTGGACTGCGGTACATTGGATCAATTAATGCTTCCGACATCTTCCCTTTCATTCCTCCTATGAGAGGAGAATCAAGGTCTGACGGATATACGTAAATAGGATCTAGGCCGTTCGTGATTTCGGGTTTGGTGACTTCAGGGGTCGTACTTCCAAATCTCGTCTTAAACACTTCAATGATTGGATCTGGAATTTGTGGAGATATTTCAGCTAAACGCTGGGCATCATCACGTACGATTTTTAGCATATCTTTCGCAGTCATGCGTTCTGACCGAGCTAGCGCTAACTCAATCAAAATAAAACGGTAGAGCTTTTTGTATGATATAGCCGCTATACGATGAGATTCCGATCGTTTAGCCCAAGAGAAGTAGCTTGCCACAGTGCCTAAAATAGCGACAGACAATGTCGTAACACCAATGATCGTGTTTGCTATTCTAGAATCTGTGATAACGGAACTGACACCAATTGATGCTGATCCAGATAGTGTAGCCATTACGATAGACGGCAAGGTAATGTACGTGCTAAAATGCGAGTACCGTTTTTCCGACCGATCATGTAACCATGAAAAGCACAACGATCGCTCACCCTCTTCTGCTATAATCCTTTCTAATTGAGAATTCCATGAGACAACACCCAAGTTGTCATCCATTGTAAATTTGTGAGTAATAATTAATGGTTCGTTGGGAGCTTCGTGATAAGCACCCAACTACATCCTTCGGGAAAATAGTTAAACGCCATATTGGTGCGGCAGACGCAGACAACGTCGATCGTATGTTGAGTGCATACGAAGCTCTGTACAAAGGAAAGTACAAGTCTCCCGAGGATATTCGTCGGTCGTTCACGAACGATGGTCAGCCTCTTTTTACGTCGGAACAGGCTGCATCTATATTCCGACAGATCAAGAAGCATCAGACGGGAGGTGAGCAAGTTGAAAATATTGTGAATAAGTTGGGATCAGATCTCGTCGATATGGCTGCCGGGATTACGCAGCCTGCACCTCCAAATGCTGCAGTGCAGGGAGCTGTAAAATCCGTCCAACTATTTATTCGCATGATAATTCCTTTCGTATTCATCTTGGATACAGTCGAAAAAACTCCTCTGTTTGGAGACCTTATTGGCGCATCTCTCGATGTGACAGCCGCTACTCTCCCGGTGATTGCATCTAGCATTCAAACATTCACGCCAGCCCTTGTTGGTCTCATCCCCCTTCCGATGGCAGGTTTGGTAGGAATCTTCCTCGGATGGTTGTTTTCTATGTGGTTCCTGTGGTTAGCAGCGGTGATTGCTATGTCACGTAAAGATTTCGGATCAGCCGTGGAAGCTACATCTGGCATGGTTCCTGTGATTGGACCGGCACTGATGCGGGGAATGAAAGCGGTAGAAACAATTGGAACAAAGTTCTATAACCGCTCGGACCGGATTTCCCAGTCTATTTCACATGCGTATGGTAGCTTGATGGGAGCAGTTGAAAACGCCAAAAATACTGTGAGTGGTATGGCAGCTGCATCCAACTTTAAAATGCCGTCGGCCGCAAGTATTAGCCAAACAGCCAGAGATGCAGTAAGAGTACCTATTTCAGCTCAAACCCCAGCTCCTGTTACTGCGCCGAGTAAGGGAGGTAACAGTAAGCGATTTTCAACGAGGAGACATAGTACACACAAATGTCCGAAGACGCGACGGAGCAAGTGCGAACGGTCCTGAAGGAATGGGTAACACTTGATGATCAGGAACGATCACTCCGTGCCCAGATCAAGCAGATCCGAGATAAAAAGACCCAGACTTCCGAGCACATTTTGAAGTTTATGCGTGACAACTCTGTTGACGATTTCAAGCTTGAAGGTCAGGGAAGCCTGTCCCGGTCTGTGCGTACATCTCGTCCTCCTCTTCGCCGAGAACAGATTCGGACCCAGCTACTTATTCAGTTTGCCGACCAACCCCAGAGGGTAGCTGACGCTCTGCGGTCTATTGAGGGAGCTCCGGAAGGCGATGATACACCTCCTATTGGCACCCAGCGCGAACTACTTGTTCGCCGAGTTCCCCGAAAGCCGTAAGATAGCTTCTTTTGCTGCCAGTTGTTCCGCCTGCTTTTTTGTTGGAGCAGTTCCAATACCGAGATGATTTCCCCGTTCGTCTACGGCTGCCATCGTGTACATATTTGTCGCCGCAGAAATCACAGCGTATCCCGGAGTATGATGAAACTTGGCCTGGTATAGCTTCTGCAGTTGTTCCTTGAAATTCCGATTGTTCATCAAGATCTTGGGGATGTCAATATAGGATTCTACCAAACAGATTACGAACGAGTACATGATCTTGAAATCGTTACCGGAATCGGTCCACAAAGCTCCAAGAAATGCTTCTAGGATATCTCCTAGTTTCTTGAAGTTTGCCCTGCCCGAACATACATCTTCATTATGTCTTGAAATAATGTAGAACTTATCCAAACCAATTTTCTGACTCAATACTCCCAGCATTTCGTTGCATACAATTTCCTTCTTCAGATCAGTCATGAATCCTTCGTTCTCTTCAGGGAACCGTTTCATGAGATACGTAGATACACACGCACCCAGAATTGAATCTCCTAAATGTTCTAGTCGTTCATATGACTCATCAAATAGACCAAGACATTCCCTGGGCTTATCTGCTAGTTGAGCAGGTTCGCCTGTTGGAGACGTGTACTCCGTCTTCTTGACGTACGACGAATGAACCATCGCTTTCTGGAACAGTTCAGTGTTTGTCACTACAAACTCGCATCCGTGCTTCGAAAGAATCGCTTGAATATCCGGTTTGGTAAACAAGCGATTTTTTGAGTTGAATGGATTGTACTGAACTTGCATATCTGGGTTTACTATGTATACCTTTATACGTTGAAGTCCGTTTTCAAGAAAAAACCTTTTCAGGTTGATGAACATCGAACGCTATTTAATCATCCCTCTCTCCTGGGACCGTTCGGGTAAAGCTGAACTCATTCGCAACAAGAGTCTGCTTCTTCGTGTCAACAATGTACTTCACCATTCCGTCTGCACTGATGTTTCCAGATGTGGCAAAGTATTGGGTTACAAGATCCTTGAGATCCTTTTGAGATAGAGACCAAGGCTTCGTCCACTCATTGGGACGCTTGAACGAGATTGTGGATCCGTCCTCTTCAAGCTTGATCTTCTTGATCTCATTGAACTTGGGATCCTTGATGATATCTGCGATCTCCATCTCTACGATCTTACGAGCATCGCGCTTTTCATAGACTTGCTTATTCAGATCACGAATCTCGTCATCGATCTCACGGTACTGCTTAATACAGCTTTTAAGGTCATTCATTTTATTTGACTTATTCTCGTTAGAAGATTATCCGTTTTCAATACAATGTACTTCGATGCACGCGAAGTAGAAAACCTGCGTAAGGTTTTCAACAAAGAACACCGAGATACTAAACCTATTCGTGCTGGAGAACCAGCGGTTGTATGGAAATCAATTCAGAAACGGTTGCAGGAAAAATGTGATCATTCAACTGAATGTATTATTCTTTCGTTGATGTCCAAACCAAAAGCTCCTGGGTCTTGGCGATCAAACCCAGAAGAATGGTTATCGTCTACCGACATTGACGCAATCGAAAAACAGTACTCAAAAGTGTTTACTGAATATTATTATGTTGGATCAGTACCTATTGATTTTGATAAGAAGTCAAGTTTAGGAACTTGTTTAGTCAGTTCATTGTGCTCGTTGGATATCAAAGGACTCTACAATAAAGGATATCGCCAGATAGGTATTGTGTTTAATACTGACAAGAGTACTGGTCCAGGCGAACACTGGATTGCCCTGTTTTGTGACATTCGTCCAGAACTTGAGTATCCTCGTATCACGTACTTTGATTCGTATGGCGAAAAACCAGAGAAAGAAGTTGTCACATTAATGAAACGATGGTCACAAACATGGGATACTACAAACGTTCATGGCAAACCTATGAGATTGACATACAATAAAACTCGACACCAGTACGAAAATTCAGAGTGTGGAATGTACTGCTTGTACTTTCATTTATGTTGTCTTACAGGTGCTACTATGGAAGATCGTATTCCAGATAAAGTTGTAAGAGGTTTTCGCGGTTTGCTGTTTAAAGTATAAATGGAAGAAAACTGGGTTAAATGGTTTATGGTTGGAGTAAAAGTGTTTTTTGTGGGGCTCATTATTTACGCTGTGACTATGGCGTTTATTACTGCACCTAAATAATAATGGACAACTCTTACGGGTTCGCACTGATACTCGTAGTTCCAGTTATACTACTTTTGCTTATTGCATTTGTGATATACCTTATCATAACACCGTCGGACGTGCAAGCGCAGGCAAAAGCCGAACCTACATTCAACGCTTACAATTCAGTCATGGCTTTGGCTCCTCTGGGATGCCCGGTGACTCCAGCGTACAGGTTATGTGATTACTACTTG